AAGTTGATGGTATTCGTTGATGAAATATCGGCAAGACCAATCGGAACCGCTGCCACGAGACCGGCGACGGGAACGATCAGATCGGTCAGCGCACCGATATACCAAGGCGTCCCGTTGACCATGATGATCGCATGATCCACGTCGACGATCTTGATGAACCGCATGGTGGATGCCGCCGCGTTGAGCGGACACAGCGGATTCACCGTGCTGGTGGGCATCGTCGTACCAAGCGCGAACGTGCCGACCGACCCACCCGTGCCCGGGGAGAAACTGAAATCGGCAAGGATCTGCTGGTTGTTGCTGAAGCTGCCGGAATATGGGGCATACGTGCTCAACGTATGCGTAGCGGCCGTATAGACTTCCCCCAGCATGATGCCGAGCTGACCGGTCGATGCGTTACGACCGATGCAGACATAGAAATCTGCTCCGGCGCCGGAAAGAGCCGCCGAGCACTTCACGACCACCCAGTGAATCGTGGCACCCGAGGAGTCGAACTCTTCGACGAGGGTCCAAGCCCCCGAAGCGTGGTTGACCAGAGCATCCCGAATGGCGCTCTGTGCTGTCGCACCGGCGGCGGCCGCGGAGGCCCCACTGATGCTTGTGGCCTGAAATTCGATCGCCATTAGGGCTCCAGTACTTGTTCGGTGAGAGTGAAGGTGAAGTCTCCTGTCACTCCATCATTGACGACGGAGTAGTAGGTGTACCCATCCGGCGTATAGCCATGTGGCGGCGGGATGAGCTGAAGCGACAGCAGATCTGCTGTCATGAGGAACTCGGCGATGCAGCCGTGATCCCCAGTTGGGTCGACATCACGCGCGCGATCGGCATCCGCTGTACGCTGCGTGGCCGAGGCGTACAGACGAAGACGACAGGGGCCGCTGACGACGAGCTTGTCCAGGCGATACGCATGGCCAAGGCTGAGAGCGCCCTGCGCTCCGTCACCTGCCGCCAGAGCAAGAATCGTCTCTTCGACATCGACCTCCGCTGCGGACACTCGACCCGCGACGAGTTCGTTGATCTTCTCGGCCGTGAGGCCAGTTACTGTTGCCATGTGGCCTCCTTAGTACACCGGGATGGTGATCTCGTACTCACCATCGCCAAGGTCAGTTGAGGACGCGCCATTGAGAATGAACGCGCCGTTGCCGAGAATATCGACAGCTTGTGGCGAACCGCTTGCGGTCCAGCTACCGTCTCCGTTGTCGACGATCGTGAGACGATTCGCGACGAGGTCGAACATCTCGTTCAGAGACGGCAACCGAGGATCGTTGACCTCGTTTCCGTACAGAACCTCTTCGACGAACGCCAAATATCCCGGATCGAGATCGGTCGACTTGATGCTGAGATGGGCCGTCGGCTTCCATCCGGTCACGGATCCTGGAGTCCCGCTTAGGTTCCACTGGAACTCGAGCGGACTGGGACTGTTTGACACCGAAGAATATGCGGCGTTGCTGGGCGTCGCAATGAGGTTGTACAGCAGATGGATCCGGTATCCGTGATCGATGCCTTCCAGATCGTTTCCGATCCTGGTTCGGTATGACAACCCGAACAACTTCGGCTTCTGGTTGTGAACGTACATCCCGCCGGAGCCAGATCCGATCCCCTGAACCGCGTCGAACGCGTCGGGATATGTGAAAGCTTTGAGCGTCCCGGCGTAGTCGCCGATGACGACGTTCTCCAGGTACTTGACGCCGTCCTGGTAATACGAGTTACTCGACTGGTTCGGCGCCTCCTCGACTGAGGTCAGACCGTTCCAGGAATGAGCTTCGTTGTAGGCGCCGGAGCTATCGGGGAGGTAGAGCACACCCCGATCGACACCGGCTTCGTACAGACGTTCACCGATCTTGTCCCACTCGAGAGCGGTCACTACCCCTCCTTTCTGCTACAACGCGGGTTGGTAGATCGTCCGGAAATCGTCCGACAAGGACGCATCGAGGACAACGAGCCAAGGCATCAAGAAATATCCGCCCATCCCCCAACCGGTGCCCCAGGAATTCCGGCACAGAACGTGCATCGGAGCGTTCTTGAGGTATCCGACCATCAGAACTTCATGGCCGCCAAGGACACGTTCCTTGGTGACATCGGGATACGGCATGATGCCGGTCTTGGCCACATCCGGGGATTCGAACGAATCGAAGACCGTGAACCCGAACGCGATCGTCTGCTTGTTGCTGAGAACGCGCTTCATGTTCACGAGAAGCCTTGAGACCCTCTTGTAGGGGCGCTCGATCTTCTGACGCTGATCCCACAGGGGATCCGTTCGTGGATCCTTTTCCCAGGCGGGACGCTGATCGCTGTATGGCCAGAGCTTCTCCGGGACGACACCGAGCTTGCGCGCGGCCTTGAATCCGTCGCGACCGAAGGCGCCCGTGTCCTGGTTCAGTGGCGCCCCTTCGAGTTCACGCTCGAGCGCATAGATCCAGAGCCGTGCCGGGTACAGCGGCTCTTCGCCGTGCACAATGCGATCCGCATCGATTGCGGCGGCAACAGCTTGTGATGTGCACGAACCCAGGTTGCCCTGGTCGTACACTGGAGTCATGTACTCCCCACGAGGATCAACCTCGGGAAGGATGGGCAGTTCCGACGTGTCCGCGACGATGTCACGCGGATCAGGCAGAGACGGCTTCCATCCGTATCGCTGAATTGTACGGCCTTCCTGCATGTGTTATCCCTTCGATCCGAGTTGGGCGCGACGCTGCTCGTTGAGCTCGCGATTGCGCTGAGCGATCTCAGCTCTACTCATCTTCTTCGGCTTGGCCTGCTTGATGTTGCAGATGCGAATCAGGGTGAACAGCCGGTTCAGATGCCAGGTCTCGCATTCGAACGGAATGTTGAAGACGGTCATCCAGTAATAAATGAGCTCCGCGGTGATGACTTCGCGGGTCCTCGGCGCTCCGGGTTGATCGCTGAACCAAGTGGCGGTCATCTTTGCGCCGATGTAGTGGTTGATCGCTTCGATGTTCTCGTTGGAGAGCTTCCGGAAAACTTCTTCGGGAACATTCGGCGTCAACGTCATCGCCTTGACATAGGCGAACATCTCTTCGGGAGTCTTGTCTTTCGAGTTGATGAACGGCTTCTCGAATTCTGACTCCCATTTTGACAGAGAGACCAGAGAATGCTCCAGCTCCAAGGTGGTGTCATTCCTAGTGAGGAACTCTTGGCTATCCTCGTCAAAGAACTCGTCGCCTGGAACTGTTATGGTGAGCATCTCTGGCCTTTCTGTTCTAGAACCCGCTCTTGATCAGCAGCACCAGCATGAGAACTATGAGTAGTCCCCATATGGCAACTGCGATCACGAGTAGATCCGTCTCAGACCCTCCTCAGAAGGAAGAGGATCAAGAGGACGATCAGGATGATGATCAGGACGTCGAAAACCGTCATCAGTAATCGAACGCCCAGTCGTTGTCACCCGTGATCTCGTAGCCTGCGTCGGCCACGGCCTCGACGTAGGCGGTCTCCCCGACGGCCAGCGCGGGCTGAGCGCCCGGGGCCGCCTCGGCGCCGTTGTAGTACCAGGTGACCCCGGTGACGGCGGGAATGGTGACCACGTGCGTCGCGGCGTTGTAGGTCGGCTCGTTGGCCGGGACGGCGAGGTCGACCTCGGTGACCGTGCCGGTGAAGAACGCCAGGACGGCGTCCGGCGAGGGCAGGTTCGGGTCGTTGCCTGCGGACCCGAAGAGCTGCGCCTCGAGATTGGCCAGCGCCGCGGCGTTGACCTTGGTCGAGTCGATCACGATCAGGGCCGTCGGCTTGTGACCGGTGACCGGCACCGGCGTCGTGGAGATGTCCCACGAGAACGCGATCGCCTCGGGCGAATCGTTGATTGTCGCGTAGGCCTTCTCCGACGGCGAGGCCTGAGCACCGTAGATGAGGTGCAGCTTGTAGCCGTGATCGGATCCGTCGAGATCGTTGCCGAGCTGGGTGCGGTACACCAGGCCGAAGACGGCCCGACCCTGCTGACCGATCGCGACGCCCGGCGAAGGCACGGCGGTGCCGTCGCACTCGGCGAACTCGTCGGGGTACGTGAACGCCTCAATCGTGCCGCCGAACGACTCGGCCGAGATGAGGTTCAGGTACTTGATGTTGTCCGCGTACTGCGGATTCGACTCGGCACCCGACGGCGACTCGGTGACGGTCGTCAGACCGTTCCAGGCGTAGCCGTTGACGTAGTTGCCGTTCGCGTCGGGGCGGTAGAGCACCCCGTGATCGACGCCGGTCTCGTAGAACCGCTCGCCGACCTGATCCCAGGTCAATGCAGTCATACTGCGATTTCCTTTCAGAAGAAGAGGTTGAACACGTCGTGGTTGAGGTTGTCCGCGGTGAAATGGCGGTTGAAGTTGCAGTACGGCAACTCAAGTACCGCCTCCACCAGTGAGCTATCGGGGTTTCGATCAATGACCGTTACCTCGTACCGCCAATGATGGCGGTGCCTCTCGTTGTCAGCCCAATCAGAACGGTCGCTGTCCCTCCTGTAGACAATACAGGGGAACAGCAACTCAA